GGTAGTGGACAAGGCAATTAAGAGGAATTTGGAATGAGTAGGTCAGGTGCTTTGTCTACCATAGAAACAATTTTAAAGGCGAACAGCGATCCTGATTTTGACATCGTTTTGAGACATGAACCTTTGTCGATTGCGTCGGGTGACAGGGTAGCGTGTTTTTTCTTTAGCGGTGAAAGTGAAAAATCAATGACGCTTGGTAACGTTATGGTCACGCAGGACTTTACAGTTCGATGCTATTTCAGAGTCCAAAGTTCAATACAGGGTCGGAACGCTACCGAACTGGAATTGTGGAACGCTTGCCGAAGTGTCCAAACCGGACTTCGTGCCGATTCACAATTAAGCGGAAACTGTAGCGATATGACGATAGGCGATGCGGAAATTGGATGGACTGATATTGGGGGAAATACTTTTAGGACATTATCATTACCACTTGGATTGGTAGAATTAAATGCGGAAGCAATTGCACCATAGGAGCGCAACATGGCAAAGAAAACAGGACTAGGACATAATTTCTTCATAAGCGGATATGATTTATCTGGTGATGTTTCAGCAATAGATAATTGGTCAACGCCAGTCGAATCAGTTGACGTTACAAGCATCAGCAAATCTGCGATGGAACGGATACAAGGCAGGGTGGATTTATCTGCTTCGTTTAGTTCGTTTTTTAACGATGCCGCAGGGCAGGAGCATATCGCATTAAGGAATTATCCATCAACAAACCGTATAGTCTCATGGACTTTCGGAAGTACAGTTGGCGACGTAGCGGTGGGTGCTGTAGCCAAACAGGTAGATTATCCCATGACAAGAGGAGCAGACGGTTCTTTGACCACTACAGTTCCAATATCAGGCAATGGCGTGATAGCCGAATGGGGTAATTTATTATCGGCAGGAAAGATCACACATTCGTCTGCCACCACAGTAGCGTCAAAAGATGATAGTGCTTCAACATCGTCAGGTGCTTCAGCGATAATCCAATCCATGTCTTTGGCTTCAGGTACGGCAACGGTTAAAATACAGGAATCAAGCAATGATTCGTCATGGTCAAATTTAATTACATTTTCCAATATTGCCGCATCTTCGGATAGCGGAAGAACGTCGGAACGGCTAACCATGACCGGAACCGTGGCAAGATATTTAAGAATTATTACATCAGGAACATTCAGCAACCTTGTCTTTGTCGTACATTACAGACGAGGAACAGCACAGGACAGGGTGGCATACACATGAGAAATATTGTGCGGAATAATGTTAGCATATCCCATAACTTCAGTGCTTCCAGACCTCTTACAACCCATTGGAGGGAAGCGTCATGTAAAGAGGTAGATTGTCCGCATTATCTTTTAGGTTGGGAAACCAAAGTAGACGTATCCACTCCTTTGGGAAAACAGCAGTATGAGTACATTATTCATAAGAGCGGTAGAAGAGGTAACGGCAAAAAAGAGGGAACGCTTATTACGTTTATGTTTTCACCGGAACAGAAATGTTTTAGGGAACATAAATTACCTCTTGAAAGAGAACCAATATTATCGATTCAGAACGGTTATGACAGACGTACTGCAAAAACAGGCGAATGGCATGACGAGATGAATGAAGCCATACACAAGCGTCAACAGGATGTTGGCAGATAAGGAGTCATACTTATGGCAAAAGAAACGGGAATTGGAATGTCAATCACTATGGACGACAGCGGTGGTTCAGGGAGAGACATTTCCAATGACATAACCAATGCGGATATCGCTATTCCAAGAACCGCACAGGACACGACTGGTCTTGATAAATCAGCGACAGAGAGACTGTTGGGATTGGCAGATTTTAGTGCCACGCTTAGTGGGGTATTTGATGATGCTTCCAATATGGCACATGACGTATTCAAAACGGTTGCGTCAACATCTGTGGCAAGGACTTTAGCACTTGCGATTAGCGGTCAGACGTTATCGAATGAGGTTTTTGCAATGGATTATGCGTTAGCAAGAGCGACAACTGGGGATTTGACATTTAATGTCCCTTGCGTACTTCAGAGCGGCACTGTACCGACTTGGGCATAAGCATGAGTTGGAAACCAAAGGACACTAAAGAAACCCTTGAATTTAAAGACGGTTCGGCTGAAGGTCTGACAATTCATTTCACAAAGAAGATGTCTATAAGGGAACTGAATAAAATTCAGAAATTAAATGCCCAAGACAATACTTCCGAAACAATGAAACTGTTGTGCCAGATCATTTCGTCAAAGATTATCGCTTGGAATTATGACGGCATGAAACCGTCTGCCGATACATTGATGGATATGCCGTATGATGTAGTTTCTGAAATTACAGCAAAGATGATGGAAACAATCGTTGGAACGACTGACGAAAATTTAGCCGTACCGTCACCGAATGGATTGAATTTAGGGGAAGCGTCAGGAGTGACGGTTCAACCGTAGAATTGCCGTCTGACATTGCGTCGGACATAACGGTAGACGCTATGGCGAAAAGGTATGGCGTATTACCTACGACCATCGCAGACAGCGACGTTGAAAATATAAGGGTGTTTAATATAGCAACGGAAGTTGAAACGAAAGTAATGGAAAAAGAACGTGGCTAACCAAGTCAACATAGTCATCAATGCACAGGATAGGGCATCCCAAGCATTAGGACGTATCAACGACAAAGCAAAATCAATGCGTGGCACTTTTTTGAAAATGGGTGCGGCAGGTGGTGCTATTGTCGGTGCATTGGGCTTGCTTACCAAGTCAGCGATGGATCAGGAAATAGGAATAAACAAACTTGATTCGGCGTTAAAGAATGTCAATACTTCATACAAAGAACAGACACAGGCAATCGAAACAACCATCAGGGCTTTACAGGATAAAACGAATTTTGGAGATGAGGTGCAACGTGACGCTCTGACTCAAATGATTCGTCTGACAGGTGATTACGAAACTTCACTACAAGCATTGCCTGTGGTTATGGATTTGGCAGAAGGTGCGGGTATGGATTTCAAAGCGGCGACTGTCCTGATGGGAAAAGCGTTAACAGGTGAAACATCTTCGCTTTCACGTTACGGAATAAAGATTGAAAGTACGGCAACAGCGACTGAAATTCTTGCTAAATTAACAGACCAATTTGGTGGTGCGGCAGAAGCGGCATTTGATCCTCTTGAAGCGATGCGAAATGAGATCGGTGATTTAGGACAGGAAATTGGAATGGTCTTGTTGCCAATGATTCAAGATTTTTTGAAAGCAGTAATCCCTGCAATTAAAGGCATGGTTGAATGGGCATCAGCAAACCCAAAATTAACCAAAACCCTTGTATTGGTAACAGCAGGAGTCGGAGCATTATTATTAAGCCTTGGAATATTAGGTCTGGCATTACCGCCACTCATAGCAGGAGTAGGATTGATGACAGGTGCGTGGGCGACACTAACTGCGGTGATGATGGCAAATCCAATCGGCTTGATGATTATTGCAATTGCGACAGGATTCATAGCGACGATTGCGGCGGCTAAAGGATTAGACAAATTAATTCAACATATTAAAAATAATTGGGATAAATGGGTTCGGTCACTAAAAGAAGGTTTAAATGTACTAATCGACAAAATCAATGCCTTTATGAGTGCAATCGGATTAGGGCATATACAACTTCGCAAATTTAATACTGAACTTGCTCAATATGAAGCAGGAGCAACTTCCCTCGAAGATACGCTTTCAACTACGAATGGCATGCTTGCAGAGACTGGTACGGTTGTACATGATGTGGCAAAAAAGACGGAGAATTTATGGAAGCATACCGATGTATTAACCGAATCAACAAAAGACTTAACTGGAGCAACAAAAGAACTGGGTAAAACCACAACGAGAACAGTTGAGAAAATGACGCAGGGATGGACAGATTATGGGTTAGAAATATCTGCGGCAGATGATGTTGTCGTGGCTCGTAAAATGATGAACCTCGAAAAAATAGAAAAAGAAACTAAAAGGCATCAGGATAAAATAGCAAGAGAAAACGCAAAAATCTTTGAGCGGTATCGTGCCATAGCAAAAGAACATCAGAATGAAATAGAAACAGACACAAAAAAACATCAGGATAATTTGACCGCAATTTCCATAGTGGCAATAGGGCAAAGGTCAAACCT